AGAAGGGAAGGGGGGGACTTGGACATAGTACCGCCAACCTTGCCTATAGGACCCATAGATCTAATCGGACCCGGATCAACCGAAGCACCAGAACTGCCAAAACCAGATAATAATGCCGCAATAGCCGTCTGCTTGCCAGATAATCGATCAGACTTGGAATCACTACCACTAGACTTCGACGCAACAACAGGAGAAGAAGAAGGAGCAACAATACCATCCTGTAAAATGTAAGAAACATAATCAAGAGTCGATTGAGGAACACGCCCAGAATCAATACTGCCAGGTCCCGCGTTGTACATCGCTAAAGCCCTCGAATAATCGCCGCCACTACGCTTCAACATCGCAGCTAAATAATCAGCGCCAAAACGTAAGTTCTCAACAGGATCTAACCTGTCACCAATAGGCTTAACACCAAAACCCGGATTGGAACCCGTCTCCGACATAATCTGTGTTAAACCAATCTCACCAGCAGCGCCCCTAGCTCGTGGATCAAAATTACTCTCACGACGAACTAAACGAACAAATATATCCGGATCAATGCCCCTACGTGACGCTATCTGTCGAGCAAGCTGCTCTAAACCACCAACGTCTCCACGTCCCATGCCTACAGCCATAATCGTCTCCAATAATAACGGAAGTGTATACAAATCCCAAATGAAAATATAGATGCAATTTTTCGAAGGGCCTGGGACTCCAATGAAAATATTCCCAAATGAATCTACGATGCCTTGTGTAACATGCGTCACACAACGCGCCGCGCCCGTCAAGGGGCCCCGCCCCGATTTTATCCGACCTCGACATAGTCGGACATCGGACCAAGTTACCCCGATAGTTTTGGGGACTGATGGAACAAATCGTGAACAACTTAGCTGAGTTGTGACGTTACGTCACTTGAAACTTATATACTTGAAACTTGCAACTACCTAGCTGATAACAAGTTATCAGGCAATCGAGCTTGATTTTAAACAATAGCCAAGAAAGGTAAACCAAATGTCAATCACTTACAAAGCACCAATTACAAACGAAATCACAATCTCTTGCAATCTCACAACAAGCGATATTGCAACTCTTATGGTCGCATTAACCACGGCCACCAAAGCTGCCGATTACCAGTATGAGAAATCAGAGTATAAAGCTTTGTCACGTGACCTCTCGATAGCATTAACCTTAGCTTTACAGAATGCAGAACAGTGCTTTGACCGTGCCAAGGTGACCGCCACACACGAAGAAGAAAAGCTAACAAAAGCTAGCTAATAGTTTCGACATCATAGGGCCGCGATGTACGGCCCTATTTTTACAATCAAACAAAAAGGATGAAAACAAATGAACAAGCACAACGTAGACAATATTCGGAACGTTTTAAAAACCGCAATTCGCCTAGAAGCAAAAGGCAATAGGAAAGATACTGAGCACTTCCTAAAACAAGTTAAAGATAACGTGCAAGCTTTGATCGAGCAGAACCAAAATGCTGCTTTGGCTGAGGGTCTAGCCCATATGGTCACGGGCAAACCTTCAGAACTAGCACCAACAAAATCTTTATATATTGCCGCACATGGTCAAAAGGCATGGGATAAAATCAAGCGTGAAAGCAAAGCGCCGCGACGTTTTCGGTGGATTGAAGGATTGGCTGCTGGGCCTGAAAACTTCACAGGAAATGCACGGATCAGGAAAGCGTCTTAAAATGGCGCTATTCTTGTTTTTACTTGGGTTCTTAATCATGGCCGCATTTGTTGCGGCAATTCTTGAAAATTGGGATAATTGGAGATAGCAATGCAGAATGTACACGATATCATGCAGAATATTGGACAATACACTGGGACTACTGCCTACCATCGCTTTAGCCCATTAGCTAAGGCAGTGCTGACAGATGGGTCAAAGTATGTTGCCGAAGAACTACACGCTTACTGGCTATTCGACACTATCAGTAGTCACTTAGATTACGGAGGTTTTAGCAACAAAGATACTATGTACTTTTCAACTTTAAAGGTCTCAGACGGTCAAGGCAACTTGACCATAACAGACGGTGAAAAGACGGTGGCCATTCAATCGATCGAGTTTACCGATTTCCCACTACATGAAATTAAAGTTTGGTCGTCATATGAGCAAAGGACAGGTTCTTGGGTTCACATGTTACCAAGCGAATATTAAAGTGAAATTAGGACGCCCGCAGCTGAATGTTGCGGGCGTTACTTTTTCGCCCGGTTTCTTATATTATACTTATATAAATATATTTCCGGCCCAGCACCACAACGCTGGGCTTTTTAAATTTTAACCCGACCCGACCCGACCCGACCCTAATTTTCACTTGCAAGTTAACTGTTTATTTTGTATGGTTTTCCTACGTTTTAACGTTTTAGAAGTGAGCCAATCATGAAAAATGGAATTATATACAAAGGGCCAAGTCTCTTAGATGGGAAGCCTATTGTTGCAATTGCTACGTATAGTGATCGCAACACCAAAACCGGCAAGGTGCTGCAAACCTATATAATACGGTCGGACATATCCCCACTTGATGCCAACAAAACTGGCGAAGATTTTTCTATATGCGGGAACTGTAAGTTTAGAGGAACCCCAACAACTGACCCCATGAGAAAGCAAGCGGTAAAGCGTGACTGCTATGTTAACTTGGGTCAAGGCCCCACAATCGTTTACAAGTCCTATCGTCGCGGGGTTTATCCCGTAGCAGATAATAAAGCGGACAGAATAGATCTAGGATTCGGACGAGTTGTAAGAATTGGAACATACGGCGACCCCGCTGCAGTTCCTTCAAATGTTTGGGATGAATTGCTAACTGGCTGCGAAACGCACCTTGCCTATAGTCATCAATCCGGATTCCGTCCGGATATTGCAATGCAATCCGCTGACACCAAGAAACAAGCCATTGAGCATTGGAACAACGGGCGAAGAACGTTTCGCGTAATTCAAGATCTAAAAGAATTAATAAAAGGCAGAGAAATTTTGTGTCCAGCAAGTAAAGAAGCGGGAAGACGAGTGCAATGCAATGCCTGCAAGCTTTGCGGGGGTACATCAATCAAGTCTTCAAAATCAATCGCAATAGTGGAGCACTAAAAATGACCCCCTATAATAAAGAAGCGGTGGAAAAAGCCATTAAGAAAAGTAAAGAAACTATCAGTACCAAGGAAGCAAAAATAATCCATGCCCTGCTAAAAGGGCACCAAAGTACGGAAGGAAAGTAGATGTCGGACATGTCTTCAAAGCACAAGCCAATTCACGCAATAGCCAGGGAGATAAAAAGGGATTGGAAAAAGCCATATTTTGGCGCTGCGCCCTATCTAGATGCAATGCACTCACTAAGTAAAATAACAGATTGTTATGGTTTAGATGATGCTAAAGGAATTATAACTTACTTTTTATCTAACGCGCAAAGCTGGCGCGGCGATAAAGCACGAGAAATAAAAGCCGAATTAAAAGCAATGATAAAATAAGATTAGGGCCTACGGGCCCTTTTCCTTAAAATATTTATCTATATATTTATATATATCTTTACATTTATCGAAACAGCGGCCCTTTGGTCCTAGTCCCGACCCGACCAACCCCGACTTCCCGACCCGACAGCCCGACAGGCCGTGGTTTCTTAATGCAGGGCCTTGTGAACCGTCGAACAAAAGTATCTTTTGTAAAGAGAGGCTCTTTACCAAGAAGAAAGAATGACCACCATTGGCATAATACGCCATGTTCCATGCAATTTGATGAGGGGAGACAAAAACCTGATTACTTTTTGATACTTTTAATTCAAGCCAAAAAGAGCGACTATCCCAAACAATATGTACATCAGGAATACCCCCACCGTGCTTGTTTTCTATGCGTGTGGCAAAACTATTCTTGGGAAGGCTGTTCTTCAATTGAATCCAAAAGTTTGCCTCCGGTCCTTTGCTCATTCTCGATGACCTCGTATTCACCTTCGACAGTAAAGGCTTGCGGATACTTCTTTTGCAAATCGGATAGTCTAGCAACTATTTCATCGCGGGATAATTGATCCATTGTGTTGATATTTTCTCTTCTATCAATGGTTAATCCACCCAAAGCAGAGCGTATTTTTTCGGCATTTACTGCTGCGGAAAATTGTCCAGCCTCTTCGGCTCCTAGTGACAACTTGTGGAACCGCTCCATTTGACCCATTAAAGTCACACCATAGCGTCGTTCTTTTTCTTCTCTTAGTTCTGCTACATATTCCACAACATGAGGATAGTCTCTTCCATTAAGTAGATAAGATGCCTGTTTAGCGGCTAAGTCAGATGAATAGCCTGCTTTACGTGCACATTCTGCATTTGAATGCACCCCTTCTGTGACAAACTTGGCAAAGTTTTTTTGTCGATTAGTCAGGATACGATTATGGGATTTTTCAATCTTTTTTATTGATGACATTGCAACACCTGCATACTTTTACGACATAATATACTGGTTTATCTTTCAAGAACAAGCTTCTCAAGAGCTATGCAATATTTAAGAGGGGGTTGCATAATTGACATAGCTGCAATAGGCCTTTTCCCCCACTAAACGTAAACACCGTAAACACATTGTAAACAGAGGGCAGGGTTTAAAGTTCTGTTATTAAAAGATTTTATTTTTGCTGTTTACGCTGTTTACGCTGTTTACGGTCTAAAATTTTTTGAAAAAAAAAAAAAATAAAAAATGTGAAAATGTATTTATAGCGTAAACACTGTAAACAGCTTGCATCGGTTCGTTGTTTCAACTATTCTGCATATACGTTGAAACAACGTTTTAATAACAGCTAAGGAGCAAATATCAATGAAACTGCAATTAAAATCTATTAAGTACACTGAGTGGATGTCTGAAGAGACATTATGTTTTCGTGCAAATCTTTGGGTTGATGGCAAGCCGTTTGCTGAAGTTAGCAATGACGGTCGTGGCGGCCCTCACTGTATTTATCCGCATCATAAATTCAAGGGTGAGATGCCTTTTGACAGCATGTTGAAAGAGGTTGAGGCGTATTGTGCAGCTATGCCTAATCTCGAGCCGTGTGAATTGTATTCAGTCGGGTCTGTACATTACGCTGAGGGTTTGCCTATGGACTTAGAACTGTGGTGCAATTTTGAGGTTGATGCGTGGTTATTACGGCGTGACATGAATCGCAAGTTGAAGTCTCATGTTTTGTTTCAGATTGAGGGCAAGGATGGCATTTACCAGACCAAGTATTATCCTAGTAAGACTGACGGTTCGTGGACTGTGTTTGGTTCTGAGAAGAGGCGCATATTGAATGACATGTCCGAGGCTGATGCTCTTGCTATTTTTAAGAAGGAGATGTCTTGATGCCTAACCATTGTTATCAGCGTGTACGCATTACTGGGGACAAGAGGCAGATTTCTGTTTTGAAGTCTCAATTACTAAACGAGCGTCGTTTTTGTGATGCGGTTATTCCCACGCCATTAGAGCTTTGGTCTACTGCTGCCAAGCCTAATTGGTATAATTGGCGTTTAGAGAATTGGGACACTAAGTGGGACGTTGTTCCATTTGTTCGGAATGAAGATGACGACAATCCTTTTGATATTGAGACGAGTTGGGAGGATGGTGAGGGGGCTGATTTTAATCTTTCCACATCTTACGAACTGGTGGCTTGGTTTTCTTTTGCATGTTGGACTGCTTGGGGACCGCCTCATAACGTTTGGCGTAAGTTAATGGATATGGGTCTTTGTGTTGAGGCCAAATATTTTGATGAGGGTGGTATGTTTGTTGGGTCTTGGTCTGACGGAATTCTTGATGAATGGATGCCTGACGATAACATTAAAGAGACGAAGGCTGTTTGTAGTTTTGTTTATGCTGACGAGAATTACTTTTTTTATGAGGAGAATGAGGTATGACCAAACGTTCTGATAAATCTTATCGTGAGTTTCGTGCTGAACATCGAGGTTCTTGCGACCGCTTTTATGGTCGCAGTCCCCGTCCACATATTTGGTT